AGATGGTACGTATATTCTTATATCACATGCCTCTGGTTCTGCTGTACAGATTGATTCACATGGAACGATACTTGTCAAGTCTTTTGGAGACACTTATAATAGTTCCGAAGGCTTTACAATGAATCGTACTGAGTTAGACTCTCATACGAATATCGGGGGTGACTGGGCTGTACGAGTCGAAAGAGGCTCTGGTAAGATATGGATTAATGGTGATCTAGACATCGAGTGTGAGAACTTTAATGTCACTGCAAGAGGATCTGCTAACATTAATGCCGCCGCTGGTACGAACATATCTGGTGGTAAAGTAGGACTCTTTGCTACGAGTGATGATGTTAACATAGCCGCTAATGCCAATATTAAAATGAAAGCTGGTACTGCATTAAACTTTGGTGGCATATACGGACAAGCATTATTTGGTGATGTACATCTTGACAGTTATAAGATGAATCTGTATAGTAGTGCGTATACCAAGATACATAGCACAGGTATACCCGCTGTGTCAACACAAACTTTACCCTTTCCTGATGTTGGTCATTTAGGTATTGACATTAATAGTACGACATCTCTCCGTATGAACTCGCTGACTACAATGAATATTAATGCTATTGGTGCGCTTGGAATCAACGCTGGAGCAGCCTTAGGCATCAAGTCTGTTGGTACAATGGACTTAGCATCGGGTGCACAGCTAGGTGTAGGAGCAGGTGGACTCGTTAATATAGACGGTACTCTTGTGAATATTGGTAGTGGTACAGCAGGAGCAACATCCAGTCTCGCAACGGGTACTGTGACAGCATCATTAGCACCACAGCTAGTACAATCTGGTACGGCTACAATACCTCCTTTAAGTATAACAGAGATTGCTACTGTTGTCAACCCCGGAGATATACCTGCGAGTCGTGTTCCTGTAGGACATACCACTAAGTCGAACTTTAGAACAAGAAGACCACCGCCATCTACGAGTCGTATGAGTGATGATACTACAGATGGTTCTACTGATCCGCAAGCAGTGTCATTCGCTAATGCCGCTACCGCTGTGACGAAACGTGGTAGTTATTCTTCGAGTATAGAACTTGACAAAGACGTAGAGTTCCAAGCACAATTAGATAAGATGCTAGAGAAGTATCCAGGCTTGACGAAAGAAGAACTCTATAGAGTCATGCAAGGCGAGAGTAATTTTAACTCAACTGCACTAAATAGTGATAGTGGTGCTACAGGCTTATTCCAGTTTATACCGAGTACTGCTGAGTTCTTGGGTTATACAACTGGTGATATACAGAACATGTCGCCTACTCAACAGCTAGAAGTGTACGACAAGTATCTTGACGCATTTGACTATAGAGGTGGTCCATTAGGTATTATGCAAGCCGCACCTGGATATGCCTCTAAGGGATTGGGTTATGAAGTATATGCACCAGGCACTCGTGCGTATGAACAGAATCCAGGATGGGTAGGTGCTGATGGCAAGATCACTGTCGGCAGTATTAATAACTATTACTCAGAACAGCAATTAGGATAAGACTATGACAGCTTTATGTGAATCAACAACACCACTCGCTTCAAGATTTGATAGCACACTTCTTAACGTATCGTCTGATGTGTTTAAGGAGATTGATGACTATACACGCCTCGTAGACCTGAATGCCAATCCTATTGAGCAATTAAATCGTCAAACAGTTGTAGATTTAACAAATAAAACGAATAATTTACTTGACAAAGTAAACATTTCCAATTATAATACACTTAGTGATAGACATTCACAAGGTCCGTTAACGTTTGTTGAGATAGCTGACTTTATAGTATCGAACAATCAAGACATCGATGGCATATTCAATGCTGTGGATCAATGGACTCCTGCGACACAGGGCGACAACCTCTCAGCCCCTATTGACTCTTATCTAGGAGACTTAGACTATTATCTGAATACGAATCTAGGTAAGTCTATATCAAGTGGACTATGTGGAGCATTCAACAATATCTTTGCCACGCTCGGTGGTTTATTTACTCTTATCTCTACTGCACAAGAACTCATTGCTGACATTAAGAACTTGACAGAGAAAGATCCTGTGAAGCTTGCTAAGTCGTTGACTCTTACCGCTGTATTGAAGAAGATTAAAGATACTGTACTAGAGATCGTTGACAAAGTAATAGCACAGTTGATGAAGCAAGTACAGGGTGTTATAGACAGTGTAGTAGGCATGGCAGGTGAACTTAAGTGTGCCGCTCAGTCTGCGTTTAATCATATACAACAAGCCGCTGATCAGATCAAAGAGTTCTTTGATGAAGTCAATAAAGACGGATTAAAGAAGTCTCTTGAGAAGTTCATGGCGAAGCTAGTTGCACAATTCGAAAGATTGACTGCTGAGAACGTAGCACTTATGATGTTTCGTTTCTGCCAGTTAAGTGAAATCATTCAGTCATTACTCTCTTCACCAGTCGATGGACTTAAAAGACTTGCTTCTGCATTGACAATCGAGCAAGCTGCCCTTAAGAGTGCGGGTCTTGTAGAGACAAAGAAAGCAGTAGAAGCTGGTGCATTAAGAATCTCTACAGACGAAAGAGAGAAAGCAATTGCGGCTGCGAATGAGAAGATCAACGAAGAGGCACCAAGTCTTGCTGAGATAGCATCTGGCGCATCGGGTAATTACGAATGTCCTACGTGTCCTAGTAAAGAAGAAATGCAACAAGTTGCTGCCTTAGATGAGAACGGTATATCAGGCAAGTTCTCATTCGAACCACAAGTCGTAAATCAGAACGACTTCGAAGGTAAGTATCTCAAGGGAGCTGGCTATAAGAAAGTAAACAAAGACGTATGGTTTAAACTACTACGTACTATAGAACAAACAGGAACAGAAGTCAAGATTAATTCTGGATATAGATCACCAGGTAAGAATGATTCAGTAGGGGGTGCAAGTAAATCTAAGCATATGACTGGAGACGCAATCGATGTACGTGTCACAGGCGACTATAAGAAGAGAGCAGAGTTTGTTGTTGCTGCCTCACGTGCTGGCTTTACTGGTATTGGTGTGTATAGTTCGTTTATACATCTAGACATAGGTGGAAGAAGAGCATGGATAGCGGGTGAGCCTACTACACCATCTGACTATCCAGTACCTAGCACACAGACAGCAAGCTGGGTGGAGTTAGTTTCTCGACATGATCGTGACAAACTTCGTTCAGTATAACATAAATAAAAGTAAAAGGCAATAACAATGGCGACTATAACACCTCTTACGAGAAAGCGTGAAATCCATAGTGATTTTCACAAGGACTTGGCTTTGTTGCCTGGTCGTAATGATATAGCACGTAGAGTAAACGAGAACTCAGTCAAAGAAGCAATTAAGAATATACTACTCACGAATAAGGGCGAACGACTCTTTCAGCCTCTCATTGGTAGTGACATACAGTCTATGTTGTTTGAGAATGCTACACCAGTAACATCAATACTCATTAAAGACAGAATCGAATCAGCATTAAGATCATACGAACCACGTTGTGGTCTTCTTGACGTAGAAGTAACTGGTGACATTGATTCGAATACAGTACGAATTAACGTTGTATTCCAAGTCATAAATAGTGAGACACCTCAAACACTTTCAATCGATATCGATAGGGTAAGATAATGGCAAATATATCACCAGTACAAAATTTAGACTTCTTTGAAACGAAGTCGGCACTTAAGACTTATCTGAGCAATCAGACTAGGTTTGCTGACTACGACTTCGAAGGGTCTAACATGAATGTATTGCTAGACTTACTCGCATATAATACGTTCTATAATAACTACTATTATAATATGGCGATTAGCGAGATGTTCCTTGACTCTGCTCAAGAACGTAATAGTATGATATCACATGCTAAGGAACTCAACTATCTGCCACGCTCACGAAGATCAGCAAAAGCTGTAGTGACATTTACTATTACTGCTACTCAGTCAGGAAACTTTTTTATTATTCCGAAAGAGACAAAGATATCTGGTAAGTGTGGTAATACGACATTCACATTCCTCACAGAGAAAGCATACACTGCTGTGACTGCTATGACGGATGCGGCATCTCCAAGAACGTTCCTTGCACAAAACGTAGAAGTATATCAGGGAAGATTAATTACAGAAACGCTTGACACATCGAATACAGTACTATCGAATAACATGATAGACACTCGTTCACTCTACGTAGAAGTGAATGGCGAAGAGTATGTATATAAGACAGACATATTTGGTATCACTGCTACTGATAAAGTATTCTATCTCCAGCCTGAAGAAGATGAGAAATACTCTCTTCAGTTTGGACAAGACAAGTTCGGAAAACATCCTACACCAGGAGATAACATTACAGCAAAGTATCGTATTAACTCTGCTGAAGAAGCAAACGGTGTGACCTCTATGACAAGTTCTGGTCTTTCTGGTGCGAGTAATGTTTCTATTACAGTAACGACTCCTTCAAATGGCGGGCTCTCTCCTGAGACTACTGAGTCTATACGGGCATTTGCTCCTAAGGCTCTACAAGTACAAGAACGTGCTGTTACGAAACGTGACTACGAGATACTACTACGTAATCGTTTTCCTAATATCGAAGCTATATCAGTATATGGTGGAGACGAAGTGGATCCTCCTCAGTTCGGTAAGGTCATTATCTCTGTTGATGTGACTGGCGGCGAAGGTGCCGCTGACTTTGAGATTGCGTCATTCACTGACTATCTAAAAGACAAGACTCCATTGACTATCGAGCCTGTGTTTGTACCTGCTAAGTTCCTATTCATTGATACTGTAGTAGACGTAGTATTCGATCCTAATATTACAACAAAGAGCGCATCACAGATTCGAAGCGAAATTACGAATGCTATTACAAGCTACTCTACTTCAAATCTTGCTGACTTTAATAAGACACTACGTCAGTCTAGACTAGCGGCGACATTAGATGCTGTAGATAATTCGATCATCTCTTCTAGTATCTTTGCTTCACCTATTATTCAGTATGTGCCAGTATTAAGTATTGTAACGAACCCTGCATTCTCATACGAGACTGCACTCGTTCAGCCATATGCGTATGATGCTACGACTGGTCTATCAGGATTTACGCCTGCTGTACGTACTACAAAGCTGACAATCGAAGGTACTCTCTGTACACTTCAAGACGATGGTGCTGGGAAGATGATGGCTGTGACTGCTTCGACTGCCTCTGTATCAGTGTTTAAGCGTAGTATTGGTACGATTAACTATAGCACAGGTGCTATCAAGTTGTCAAATCTAGTTGTTGATTCATACGAAGGTAGTGCAATTAAGTTTATTGCTAACTCAGTAGCGAAAGATGTCAAGGCACCTAAAGATCGTATCATTACAATTCGTGGTGAAGATATCACTGTTAACGTTACTACATTGACGGAATAAAGAATGCTGAATGTAAGAGACCATATATCACCTACGATACCTGATCAGTTTCCATCTCTCTATAGAGAAGAAGGAGACTTCATGGTTGAATTCGTTAAGGCTTATTATGAGCATAACGAAACGATTATGGATAGGAATATTCCTAAGCTTCGTGACGTTGATTCGACACTTGCTGCCTTTCTCGTATTCTTTAAGAAGAAGTATCTTCAGTCATTACCTATTGATACTGTAGTTGACACACGATTCATTATAAAACATATTCAAGACTTATACAAGAGAAAAGGTTCTGAAGAGAGTTTACGGTTATTGTTCCGTATGTTCTATGACGAAGACATTGAAGTCTTTTATCCTTCGACAGCTATACTCAAGCCCTCTGACTCTATATGGGGCGGGGCAAGATATCTAGAACTCAAGCCAGTTAACTCTGTTGACTCTTATCCTATTCAACGTGGTGATAAACTCACAGGTGACGTATCTGGTGCGAGTGCATTCGTAGATGAGATTATCTTTGTAAACTTTTCGGGCGCCTTAACGCCAGTTGTATATCTCTCTAATCTAACAGGCGTATTCATTGCAGACGATGGTATTGCTGTATCGAGATTAGGCACCACTACGAACTATGGTAAACTTGTATCAGGTTCTATTAGTGATGTCAAGGTAAATAAAGGACAAAGAACAGCGGGTCAACAAGTTGGCGACATTGTAAAGCTTGTGTCGTCCAAGTCAGGTACGAGTGCTACGGGTACTGTCGCAACTATATCAACGACTACTACAGGTAAGATTGATTTTGAACTAGAAGATGGCGGCTTCGGATACGTAGTCTTGCCTACGACTGATTCAAACGATACTCTGATATCAAATCAAGTTGTGATTGTTTCGGGAACTAAAGTCGATGCGATAAAGATCGGTGATCATATTTTGGCGGAATCTGTTACTGGCTCAGCGGGTACAGTAATTGTAGGCGGCGGAAGAGTTGTAGCATACAATCATCCTCTCCTATATCTCAAGACAGAAGATCAGACTAGAGATGCGTTTCTTTTGTATGTAAAGAATCAACTTTCTTTAGCAAGTATTGGCGACTCGACAGTAAACTCTAAGATGCTATCTATCTTTAATCGTGACACAGAAGGACTTTCTACTAACTACAGACTAGGCGATATATCTAATTCTGGTTATAACTTTGTTACGAACAGATACATTAATGCTGAAGATGCCGCATTGTTTGAATCATATAGAACTGGTGGTAGTTTAACGACTGCACAGACTAGCTGGATTGAAGATCGATTATTGCCTGCTATATATGCCGCTGGCTTTGGACATAAGTTTAATGCTCTTGGTCAAGGCGAAAATGTAAACATCGAAGTTGGCGTAACTGCTTCTGTTCCTGTTACGACTATTGCTGTTTATAATGCATCTGCTACGTTTGATGTAACGACTATTGACAATCAAGAGAGCGTAAGTGTTATTACTGACTTCATTGGCGACTTTGCTGACAAGCCTCTTGCTGTAATTATTAATGCGACTGCTATGCAAAATCCAGGCATATACGAAATTGAAACTGTTGGTAGTACAAACTTTACAAACTTTGGTGCCGCTGACAATAACATAGGCACAAGATTTATTGCAACTGGTCCTGCTACAGGTTCTGGTACTGTGACTGACGTTGTTGCGACTAACTATGGTATGAGTGGTACTCTAGTGAGTCAAGGCTTTAATGCTGAAACACTCAATACAAGAATTAAAGATGCATTCGAATCAAAAGCGATTACGATTGGATCTATCTCTGGGATTAATATTACAAACTCTGGATTTAATTTCGTGAATGACGTATTCAGTGAGATTGAGTATATCGATGTTGCGAGATTCGATAAGCGTGATACTATTCTTACGTTTGCTAATCCTGACTTCTTATTAGAAGTAGGTGACACTGTGTCGCAGAGTGTACAAATTGAAGACCCATCATTCGAGACAGACGGTACAGTAAACTATACTGCAAAGGGAAGATTCTTAAAGAGAGAGGGCAACGACTTCTACTTTAGACAACTATCTTTCTATGACTTTGACGAGAACTATCAGATAAATATTAAGAACAACTTATATACTCTTACGAATGTACGACCAGATTCTAATTCATTACCTATGGGCAAGAATGCAGTGATATCAGGTGATGCGAGTTATGAGCAAGGACAGATTGATACGATCAATGTTACGAATACTGGATATAGATATGGTGACCAGGAGATAGTTGACGTTCAGAATTCAAGTGGACAGACAGTAGCGACAGCAACTCTGAGAACTCTTGGACCTGGTACGACAGAAGGTAAGTGGAGTTCAAGTACATCTTTCTTAAGTGATAGTACAAAGGCTCTACACGATAATGATTATTATCAAGAATACTCTTATGATATCTCTACCATCATTGATCCTGCAAAGTATGAGACATTAATTAAAGATACGGTAGGCGTAGCTGGCACAAAAGTGTTTGGCTCCCCTCTCATAAATACTACTAGTAATTTAAACAGTACGCTTGACGTTGAGTTTCAAGTATGGAATTTATCTGATGAGCCATATGTGACAGAAGGAACGGCAGAGAATATGATGACAGAAAACAATCCGTCAGAGGTACTACATACAGAAATTGTCGCTCTAGATCAGACAGCAACCAATGCTGTAACAACATCGATAGGAACCTAAGGTAATATAATGGCAAAGATCATTACAGAAAATTTTAAAGTAGAGACAACGAAAGAAATGTTCTCTACCTTTACAAGTAAGAACGATACGATTGCGGCAAACTTTCTGACGGGTTTGAACACGTATGTTGCCAACAACGCAGGCGTTACTTTAACTACTGCTCAAAAGAATGAAATACAGGACATCGTAGAAGGTCAACTAGCTACGAATATACCTGTTGCATCTTATTATATTGTGGGTTCTAGTATCGATAAAGCAAACGCTATTTTAAATACTCAAGTAGAGAAGCGTGACTTTCAGCGAAGAGTTATCTTTGGTAACAAAGTATCTGAAGATAATATTCGATACATGTTCTATAAGAACGCTTGGTTGACTGGTACAATCTATGACGACTTTGATGACACTCAAGATATATCAACAATCAATAACATTGTAACTGTTTCGAATAGTGAAGGCGACTACGAAGTATTTAAGTGCCTTGAAAATAATAATGGTAGCGCATCAACTTCAACTCCTTCTTTTACTGGCGTTGATCCTAATTCGTATGAGCAAATCTTTAGTGGAGACGGATACGTATGGAAGTATCTATTCACTGTTTCTGCAGGAGACGATATTGTATTTGGAACTAGTGATAGTCTGCCTTTACCTTATCCATCTTACGGTAACACTGACGTAATTACTGCCGCTAAAGAAGATATTTCTCAGATCATTATTGAAAATACTCAGATTAATTTGTTTCAACAATATAGATTTGGACCTTCGAATAGCACTACTGACTCAAGCACGGTATCTTTTCAGAGTATCGTTCAATCAGCTACTTCAGCGAATGTTGCTGACATTAGAGTTAGAGCAACTCCCAAACCTGGCTTCTCGTTATATACGGGTAATGATTCTTATAAGAACATGTACTTGTTACAGACAGACAGTAGCGGAGCTATGACTGTATATGATATATTGGGCAGTTCAACTCCTAATAGTCCAGACTTAGATATCGATTTGAAGATCAATACAACTGATGGTAACTCTCCTAATTTATTTAAGAATGATATCTTTCAGATTGTTCCAAAGATTAATGTAACAAGAAGTACGTCATCTGGTACTCCTTGTGTTGCGTATGGCATCATTGATCAATTCGGAACATTAAAGAGAGTTGCATTCAAGAGCAAAGGCAGTGAATATAAATTCGCTACTGCTACTCTTGCATTGCCTACTGCGGTAGCTACTAACTATACACCAGCACAAGCCGCTACTTTGAGATGCGTAATATCTCCTACAGGCGGACACGGTTCAGATATGATTTCTGAATTAGCGATGAGTAGACTAGCAGTCATTACAAACTTCTCGGGAGAAGATGTAGCAATACCAGATGCGAACTCATACACTAAGGTCGGGCTGATAAAGAATCCCTCGTTCACAGACTCTACTTTACCGACTCAGTTTGACAATAGAACTACAATAGTGATTAGTGGAGATCACACAGCAACAGCATTACCTGGATATTATGTTCAGCAAACAGTTGCGTTAGATACCACTAACAACGAGGTAATCACTGCAAGAATTCACGAAAGTGTTTTTTCTGGAGGTAACACAACAATTCATTTAGTGGATTATTATGGAGACTTCAAGAACACATTTCAAACTGGCATCATTTCAGTAAAAGCTAACTTGTCTACGACAACAGCTAGTACACTTACTATAAATAATGCTAGTACAGACGTTACGTACGGCAAGTATTCTCCGTATACTGGACAAGTCTTACATTTTGTAGATTTCGATCCTATACAGAGACAGGCTACACGTAAAGAAAAAATTAAATTTATTTTCGATTTCTAGGAAAAGAGTATAATACATGGGCATTAATACAGACTTAAATGTTGATCCGTACTATGACGATTTTAGTGAAGCTAAACAGTTTAACCGCATTCTGTTTAAGCCCGCAAAAGCCGTACAAGCACGTGAGTTAACACAACTTCAAACCATTCTACAGAAACAGGTTGAGCGATTTGGCTCGAATGTTTATAAAGAAGGTACCGTCATTAGTGGTATCAACATCACTTCTCGTCCAGATATTTCTTACGTGAAGTTGAATGATACGACTGGCTTTACTGACCCAAGTGTATACAATCAAACCGACTCTGCTACTTTTACTGCAACAGGTAACACGACTGGTCTTGTCGCTGAAATTATCTTAGGCGAGAATGGTTTCCAAACTCAAGATCCTGATCTCAAAACTTTTTACGTCAGCTATACTGGCTTCGATGACACAACAGTAGCGGGCGCAAGCTCTTCTGATGTCAAGCAATTTGCTCAAGGTGAGGTTCTTAGTATTAAGAACTCATTAGGAACAGTTGTAGAATCTGTAACAGTAGCTACCGTCGCTGCCCACGCCGGTAAGTCTTTTGGTGTTTCATGTGAAGAAGGTGTTGTGTATCAGAAAGGTCACTTTATCTTTGTAGACAATCAGTTCGTCATCGTATCAAAGTACTCTAATATTCCAGGCGCATCTTCAGTTGGTTTCTCTGTAGCAGAAAACTTAATTAACTCTAACAAAGATACAAGTCTACTTGATAACGCATCAGGATTTAATAACGAAAACGCACCAGGTGCTGATAGACTTCAGTTGGTGCCACAGCTAGTAACATACGCTACCGCTTCAGAGCCAGAAGAGTTCTTTGCTCTTGTCAGATATGTTGGCGGTGAGGCAGTACGTATTCGTGACAGAACAGAATTTAACGTAGTCGGAGATGAACTCGCACGTAGAACCTATGATGAGTCAGGTAACTATGTAACTAATGGACTCAAGGTTACGTTAGAGCAAGACGGATCAGATTCTTATGCAGTAGTATCACCAGGCAAGGCTTACGTCTTCGGTAGAGAAACTACTAATGTCTCAGCTAGAAAACTACTCATAGATCCTACTACGCTTACTCAGACTAAGAATAATCAATACACTGGTGTTCAGTACGGACAGTATTTTACGTATGCTCACACACAGGGTTCAGTATTAGATGACTTTGCTTTTAATGGCACAGTTTATAATCTTAAAAATAGCGGCAACACAATTATAGGCACATGTTCTATTTCTAATATTACTCCAGGCAAAATCTATGTGTACAACATAAGAAAGAATGCTGGACAAGAGAACACTGCTATCGCAAAAATATCCAACACTCCTATAACAAACTCAGGAACTCTTTACGGTGTTAATAGCGGCGGTAAGATTTTTGATGCAGGTAAAGTATCAATCAATAGTGTATCGAATGTATCGTTCACTAGAAGAATGAAGCAAGCAGTGGTCGGTAGTTCGCCTATCACTATTTCTGCAACTGCTGACTTTAAACCTCTTCCGGGGAGCAATGTATTTGCTGTTGACAGTGCAAACCAAGTATGTGTCTGTTCTTCACAGTACATCAACACGGATGACTTAGAGGTCACTATCACAGATAATGGATCAGGTGTCGAATTTGTTTATTTCGATGCTATCATATCTGGTACAGCCCAAGACGGATTACAAGAACTAGATATCTATGTTAACACGACTTATGACTTAGCGGGTACTGGCAGTTTTGGAGTTGCAAACATCGCATCACTTGGTGTTCCTAATGCTATTCAATTACTCGAGGTAATGGATACAGGAGTAACACCAGCAGTAGACATCACATCTAAATTTAAGTTAGTTAACAATCAGAAAGATCATTTCTATGATCATTCATACATTACACTTAAAGCTGGTGAAACGATTGCTCAAAATAGAGGACTTAGAGTTAAAGTTAAAGCACTACGTAGACAGTCCACATTAGGTAGTGGATACTTAACTGCTAATAGTTATAGTGCCTTGACTAACAAAAACTTAGTTAAGAACTTTGAAGGCAAGGATGGCATATCATATGATTTAGTTAACTGCTTTGATTTCAGACCTTACAAACAACCCTTAGCTTCATACTCTCTGGGTACTGCAGGCGCTTCTACAGTAACATCATTGTCTAGTGCTATTGTGCCTGGTATTTCTCCAGCTAATAACGCAACAATAATTTCAAACCAATCTTACTTCATGTCACGTATTGATAGCGTAGTTTTAGATGAGTTTGGAGATACTATTATCTACAAGGGCGGCGAAGCAGAAAATCCTAGTATTCCAGAAATCTCTGGAATGTATGCCTTAAGTAATGTATATGTTCCTGGTAATGTTACTAAGATTACTGGCAACAATCCAATTCGTGTTATAGACGTAACAAACAAAAACTACACGATGAAAGAAATTGCTGGCATAGAACAGAAGATCGATAGACTTACGGATCTTGTTTCTCTTAGCCTACTTGAAACTCAGACCAAGAGTATATTTATTCCAGACGGTGCCGGTCTTGATAGATTCAAGAACGGAATCTTAGTTGACTCGTTTAAAACACTTGCAGTAGGTGATGTAAAAGATCCTGACTTTGGTGCCGCTATCGATAAATCTAGAACAGTCGCAACTCCTTCAGTTACACAGTTCCCAGTTGATCTTAAGGTAGACTCAAGTACTGGAGCAAATGTATATCAAGATGTAGTAACTCTTGCAGATACAGGATCACGTGTTACAGTAATTGATCAGCCCTTTGCCACAAACTTTAGAAACTGTGTATCTAACTTCTACAACTATTCAGGCAAGGCATCTATTGATCCTCCTTTCGATGCAGGATATGATGTCATTCAAAATCCAGCAATCAATTTAGAAATTGATATTGCTACGCCTCTACTTGACTTAGTTGATAACTTACAAGAAGTTCTTCCTCTTACAAGAGAGCAAGTAGATTCTATTACGGGAGCAGTTATTGCGAATGGTAGGAATAGATCACAGACAACTACAACCACTACTACAAGCACAAGCTTAACAACTGGAGATAGCCAGACTACTACAAGCAGTGTAGGAAACTTTGTCACTGATGTCACTATGTCTCCTTACATTCAATCGAGAGAAGTTAAAATTCTTGTGACTGGTTTGAGACCAAACACACGACACTATTTCTTCTTAGACGGAACTGCTATTAACAATCATGTTTATCCAGGTGAAGTTAATCCTACTGTAGTTGGATCTGCAACTGAATACAATGTAAGTGAAGTTGAAGTCAAGGGAACTCTAGGCGGCTCTGTGCGTACAGACACAGAAGGAACTCTTGCGGCAGTATTTGTAATACCTGAAGCCACGTTCTTTGTTGGTGAGCGTTCAATCGAAATAGTTGACGTTGATCAATATTCAAGTCTTAATAGTGGTAAGACATCATACACTAAAGTAGTCTATAGAGCATATAACTTTGAAGTTAGCAAGTCAGATTTAACTCAGACAACACGCACACCTACATTTGATGTCGAAAGAAATGTTACCACTAGATCGTTTACTCGACAGTGGAGAACTGATCCTATCGCTCAAACGTTTATCGTCAGACCTGCTCAAGCAAATGGTGCAAGCATGTCTATGATCAGTAGCGTAGATGTTTACTTCAAGTCTAAATCTAGCTCTGTGGGCGCAACACTCGAATTGAGAGAAGTTGTAAACGGATACCCATCTCAATCAGTATTGCCTTTTGGCAGAAAGCATTTACGTCCAAGTCAGATCAATGTTTCTAATGACGGAGCGACTGCAACTACTTTTGAATTTAAAAATCCAGTAAAGCTTAACGTTAATAAAGAGTATTGCTTTGTTGTTATCCCAGATGCTAACTCACCAGACTTCTTGATCTATACTTCTAAAGTCGGTAATGCTGACTTAGCAACTGGCACATCAATCACTAACGATTGGGGAGATGGAGTACTCTTCACTTCTACAAACGATAGTGCATGGAAATCTTATCAAGATGAAGACATTAAGTTTGTATTGAAGAGATACCAGCACCAAGCAACTGCTGGCTCAGTTGACTTAAGTCCAAACGATGTAGAGTTTCTTACTGTTACCAACACCACATTAAAGTTTAGAAATGATGAACTTGCTTATGTGAAAAAGAATACTTCGTATGCTTGCGGTGTAACAGATAGAACTGTTACTATCACCGGAGGAAGTGTGTTCGCAGTTGGAGACTACATACTTATTGAAGACGGCGGTAATAAATTCTTATCTGAAATTGTAGCCGCTAATGATAGTGCTTCATCGCTCACACTTAGAACTCCTTACGGTTCTGATATAACGACTTCTGCTACTGCATCTTTAACTGTAGCTGGTAGAGTATCTTACTTTAACAAGAGAAAAAGCGATAGAGTGTTCTTGCGAATGAGTTCTGCTAAAGCAGGTAACTTCTTTGTATCAGGAGAAGTTCTAAACGGATATAGAACAGGCGCAACCACTACTATTTCAACAGTAGACAATGAGCCGATCTCATACTTTCAGCCACAAATTTTTATGAATAATTCTGTTAGAACGTCTACAGACTTAACTCTATATAACGGTTCTTCTATCGATAAAAGCATTCCTTCTAACGGCAATGTATACAATACGAATGCGTTACGAGTTATTAATAGTACGTCTAACATTGTTAATGCTTCTCTTAATGTCTCAAACGACTTTAAGATTAGAGTCGCTATGACTAATAACGGATATCAATCTGCGACTCCTATTGTTGATCCTGATCTATCGATGTTGAACGTATACAAGTATAAGATTTCAGATTCAGGAACATCAACTTCAAGTTGGGTAACAAGAGAAGTTACTCTCCAAGAACAATTAGATGCAAGTGGTCTGAGAGTTTACTTGAGTGGATATAGACCAGCTGGCACATACATTGATGTATATGCTAGATTTGTTTATCCTACAAATGTCGAAGTGCAGAGTAACTGGATTAAATTAGTTAACTCAAACGAAGATATGTATTCTAATCCTTCTAACACATCGGACTACAGAGAGTATCAGTATGATCTGTCAAGCGAGACTAATGAATTCAGTTCTTTTCAACTGAAGTTTGAAATGCGTCACGCTACTACAAGTGAAATCAATACTCTTGATCTTAATGTTAGTCCTGCGGAGAACTTGTTCCCTCATATCTTTGATTATAGAGCGATTGCACTGACATGATAAGCGAAGGATACATACGAAAAGAAGTTGGAGTTGTTAACACGGACGTGTCTGCATTCAGATCAGCTAAGGCAAGAATTGAGCAAACAAAGAAGATGATAGCTTTAGAAGAGAGACTAAATAATTTAGAGTTGGTAGTAAAGTCACTACAAAAAACATGCAAAGAGATAACTAATGAGTAGAACACTAACACAGATAACTAACCAAAATACTTTCGGCGTCTGGAAAACCAGAACGAATGATATCATCAGTGTTCTTACTGATGTTGTCACGATAGGAGATAGCGAAACTAATACAGGAAATGTTGTTATCGCTGGCGATATTAGTGCGAGCGGGACAATGTTCGTTGACACTCTGCAAGAAACTACAGGCAATGGATCCAATCTCATCACTGTGAATGCAGACTTAGGCATCGAAGGCAATCTTATATTAGACCAGGCATCTGGATTGGGTAAGATAGAATTTCAATCTGCTAACACTGCTACTTGGACAATCGAAACTTCTGCTGATCACACTGATCTTGATATTAAGAAGGGAGCAAAGTATCTAAGGATTGATACAGATGCTTCTCAGATCACTGGTGCAGGTCTTACTATAGACAATGATCTACTTTCTTCGTCTCTTACATCAAATACAAGTGGTAATGCCGCAACAGCAACAGCATGGGCTAACTCTCGCACAGTAACCTTTGCCACTGGCGATGTGACTGGTAGCTTCTCTATTGACGGCTCTGCTAATGTTTCTGATGTTGCATTAGCAGTGGCTGATAATAGTCATGACCATACAGTTTCAAATATCACAGACTTAGGTACAACTCTATCTGGTAAAGCTGATCTAGCTGGCGCAGTCTTTACTGGTGATGTTCAGATATCAGAAGGCGAAGATATATATTTTGGCAACCAAAACTCTAACACGGATGGATACGTCTCTGTTGGATATGGGAACTTCGGTACTGGATCTAGAATTTTCTCTATCGGACTTCAAGACGGATCAACAAATGATGTAAACTCTATGATAGTAAACTTAGATGGTAAGTCTATGTATATCTCTAATGGACTCAATCTCAAGTTATCAATTTCTGGTGCCACCGGCTCACTAGTAACAGAAGGTGACATCACAGCATTCGGTACCGTATCTGATCGAAACCGTAAAGAGAATATTGTTAAGATTGAGAATGCTCTGGACAAAGTATCACAAATCTCTGGATACACATTTAACTATATCGGTGATGATACTCCTATGACTGGTGTTATCGCACAAGAGTTAGAAGAAGTTTTACCTGAAGTTGTTTATGAAACAGAAGCGGTTGATGGTACACAAAGCAAAGCAGTTCGTCATGGTAATATCGTAGGTCTGCTGATCGAATCTATTAAAGAATTAAAGGCAGAGATAGAAGAACTCAAGAAGGACAAATAGATGGCTATCACGTCCGCAGATCCAGATAACGATCCTAACACACCTAGACCATCCATTAGTTTTGGCTCAGCAAGTGGTGGCGGTAGTCGAAGTTTACGTGCAGAGTTTCCAGCTGATACGGGCTCTTCTTCGTTAAGCGAATACTATCGTGGTTCAGGAGTAGTTCCTTCATCTTCGGTGATAGGCGGAGAAGTTCAAAGTACTTACTCTTCAGACCAACTAATCGAAAGTCAGTATGATAGTGACAGCTTATTGGGTTCAGGTACTAGGTCTGAAATAGATAACTCTGCTCCACCTTATTTGTATTATGCAAGAAAGGTTATCAATGCAAATGCACCAGATGCCATATCTAGTATACCGTATTCAGAAGGTGTTAATAACTGGAGAGTAAACTTTACTCCGGGCACTTCTCAAGCAAGAATAAGAATTTATTATAATGGTGTTGAAGTATATACAAGCGCATTAATGAATGCAACGACCGCAATAAACACAACAGAACAATCAGTTCTCGTAAACGGGTCGACTATAAAATTTATTAAAAGTGGATCTGAGACAGGCTATTCATACACCACAAATAATAGTATTAATATATCTACTCCTGTTTCAGTCGGTGATCTACTTTTTGCTTGGCAGTATGCGACTACTAATGCTGATGACAAATATGGATTTACCTTTAAAGTTACAAATGGAATAGTAGGACAAGAATACGAACATACAGATGGATATACGTATACGACAGGAGCTGATGCAAGTGGAGTGCCTATAATAAACGAAAGAATAGGCGAACCAGTAGGAAATTTCAATCAACAACTGCCAGAACTTAGAGAGTTTTTCTACGAA